AATTTTTGGAGTTGTCAGGGTCTTATTGGTTAAAGTTTGAGCCGTAGTCAAGTCGGCTGTAACGGCTGTGTTGATAGAAATAGTCCCAGAGCTTGTGATCGTGCCACCAGACAAGCCAGTTCCCGCGATCACGCTGGTAACTGTTCCAGTTGCTGCATAGGCAAGTGCAGTCCAAGCAGTAGAACCTGTGCCAATCTTAAACTTTCCAGTGTCCGTTTCAAGCCCCAACTCACCAGCAGCAAGAGTTGGGTTGTTTGTTGTCCAGTTTGCTGCCGTATCTCGGCGTTGCTGCATCCGTGATGTCATTGTATCTCCTCTTTATCTTCGGTTAATATGAAACAACTGATGCTCCAGCATCAATAGTATAAGTCCAAGATGTAGCGTCCGAAAGCCCAGCTATGTAAATGATGTCAGTGTTTGGTACCGACTGACCGCCATCTAGATAGTCGACTATAAAAGCAGAAGCGTCTTGACCAGCGGCGCCCGTGGCGCCCGTGGCACCTGTTGGCCCAGGTACTGTAGAATCTGCGCCTGTAGCGCCTGTAGGACCTGTACTTCCTGCTGGTCCTGTTGGACCAGGTACTGTACTTGCAGCACCCGTTGGTCCTGTCGGACCAGTAGCACCAACAGATCCTGTAGCACCTGTTGGCCCTGGAACTAATGAATCAGCTCCCGTAGGACCTGTCGCTCCAATGGGTCCAGTAACCCCTGTAGGCCCGATAGGACCTGTTACACCAGTAGCACCAACAGATCCTGTCGAGCCTGTGGGTCCTGTCGGACCTGTGTTGCCCGTAACTCCAATAGGACCAGTGGCACCCGTCGGACCAGTCGGTCCAGTATCACCTGTAACACCTGTTGCTCCTGTGGCACCTGTGTCACCTGTATCGCCAGTTACTCCTTGTGGACCAGTTACACCTGTTGGGCCAGTAGGACCAGTAGGTCCAGTGACACCAGGTGTACCTTGCGGTCCTTGGTTTGCTGAAAAAGTTACACCTATTTGTGGAGTAACGGATTCTATAACAATGATTGTATCGCTCATACTGTAGTAGTCACCGCCCCTGTCACAATAAATTGTCCTTCAAGAATACGAGTGACCTCGCTTGAATCAAAGACTAGATCGTAATTGTAGCGACCTGGAATAAATGCTGCAGTCAAGTTCTCTGGGATTGTCACAGTAACTCGACCATTAACTCCATCAAGGACAATATAACCATTAGCGGTAGTACCTACGAAGATAGTTGTAGTAGCACCAACAAAGGGCCTTACAGTCATAATGACTGTGTAGTTTGTTATATCCCAAGGAGTGTTGCCATTCTTGATTTGGAATTGAAAAGGAAATGTAGTTGCCTGCTCACAGACAAGGTTAAATTTAGCACTCAAGATGAGACCGCTCTGAGAGCTTGTGCTGCAGGTAGTTGAAAAGTACCAGCGATAAGGTTACATACCCCATTATAGTCAAGGCGATTTTCGCTAGTGGTCCCTGCAATCGCATTAAGTACTCCTACCGTATCTGTCAAGTTTGTTGTTACTGATCGTTGTGCAGCCCACTGTCTAGCAGCGAGGGCTTGCCCTACCATTTCACCGGTAGGGCGATAGGTGCCGCCATTTGCAAGACGATTCAATTCATCATTGAGAGTTGTTCCGTATTTTCCTAGCGTCACCTATCTACCTCACTTCTTCTTAGATTTTTTAGCAGCAGCGTTGTCTATCAAGTTTGGATAGGGTCTGCCTGCTGCTTTTGCTTTTGCCTTGGCCGAAGCTTTTTGGCTAGGCGTTAACTTCTTTGATGTCTTGTTTGGGTTTGGTTTATCCCAAAATGCTGTCTTCTTCATTAACAGTCCCACGCCCTTCTTGCTTTGTTTAATCTACTATTAGGATCTTTAGCAGCCTTTGGAAACATCTTGGCTTGACCTGCTGATCGAGCACAATATGACTTCCTGCGCGCTGCTGACTTTGGTGACTTAGCAGCCTCTGCTTTTTTGACAGGTGGCTTCAAGTTACTTCCTGCTGCCTTAGCACTAGCACGACCCTTAGCGTTTAGTCCACCCTTTGGGTTCTGACCTTCTTTGCGTTGCCACGCTGGAGTCTTTGCCATTATTCTTTTGGCTGTGCTGCTGGAGCACCAGTTTCAATATCATCATATGTTGCATATCCGCAACCACAACTAGCGCACATTACTTACCCGCCTTCTTCTTGGCCATCTTCATAGCCGAATCCTTCATCATTTTGCCATTTGGCATCATATGTGATCCATCCTTCTTACCCTTTTTTAATTCTTTCTTTTTGACTGACTTATTAGTCATCTTATCCATTCTTGCTCACCGACTTCTTTCCACCCTTAAAGGATGCTTGTGATCCCTTAGTTCTTGTTACAGAGCTACCAGGCTTGGCAGATGTGGGGATACCTTTTCTGCTTGAAGCAGTGCTCTGCTTAGTGGACTGTGGGCCACTTCCCATATCTGCGAACTTTGCCATTTGTTACTCCTTGTAGGTTAGGTTAATTCCATCAAAGGCTTTGCCACCTTCGTTGGAAAGTTTGACTGCTGCATCTATATCAGCACGTTTAGTAGAGCGTGGCTCTATACCTTGCTTAGTTGCTGCCCAATAATCTTTTAGTTCCTTCTCATCAGACTTAACCTTCATCTGGTCCCAACCATTCTTGGTTGGTGTAACTCCATTAAACATTGGAGTATTATCTTTAAGACACTCAGCATATGATGCGTGGTCTTTGGTCTTACAGGCTGTTGTGCAATTACTCATTCTTCCACCAGTGTTAAGTACGCACCGTATCCTGCATTAGTGAGGACTTCGGCTTGCGTATCTGAAATTGTATATGTGTGGCCACCGAGGAAGTAGTAGCTAGCATCTGATAAATCATCTTGATATGGATAACGTGTTGCCTCGACATTAGTTCCATTAACTATCAGAGTTACCCCGCGTGCGATATCTGTCTGAGCATATGGAATAGGACCGGTATTAGTTCCACCTTCTAGTTGAAGTTGGGCAAGGCGAGAATACTTATCTGGCCAAGGCTTACCTGCGCCCCAAGTCTCATTCTCCCAAGGTCCTGAAAGTACGTATGACATTGTTCTCCTTATCGGGGGATAGACGGGGCATCACTGCCCCGCCTACCCGACAACGGTTTATTATCCGTTTGTTGCTGCAGACTCAATACGATAAAGAGCTGCTTCACGAAGGCGACTAAAGCCACCAAAGTAGTACCAACCGAATGTGTGGAAACGGCGTAGAGCATCAATCTGGGGTCCAATGACCGTCGAGACGTCTTGTGCCATTGCCTCAGCAAGTGCTTCACGTCCAGCTACGATTGCTCGGTAGTTGTTTGTGAATGTAACAGTACCTGTATCTGCAGATGAAACGTTTGCTGTTGTCACTGCATATGTGAAGGTAGTTGTTGATGGAACAGATGCAACTGTAAATGTTCCGTTAACAGTAGTATTTGTCACCGCAGCAACTGTTACGACCTGACCTACGCCAAGACCGTGAGCAACTGATGTTGTGATTGTGGCTACGTTACTAGCAACTGCTGTGTTAGTGATTGAAACAGTTGGAGAAATTCCTGTTGCTAGCTTGAAACCATTGATGACACGTGGTGTCTCGATGATGAAAGCACCTTCAAGAACGCCGACTGAGCCTGCCACGAATGGTGTGCGGTCTACGTACTTTGATAGCTCTTGGAATCCACCTGTACCAGTTTCAGCGCGAAGATCGGCTGACTGACGTGGGTGTAGGTATGCAGCGTAGAGTTCTCCGATACGAGGCAAAGCCTTGTTTGTACGGAGTGAAACTACTGCGTTACGGATGTCAGCGACTGTAATTGTGTCTACTGGAAGAACTCCTGCTGATGAAGTAGGAGCGGCTCCTGATGGACCGTTTGCATAGAGAACGTTTGTACCACCGACAAGAACCTGTGCTACTACATTGTCTATTGAGTCTGCTGAGTTGTATGCAATGATGTCAGCAAGTGCTGCATCTACATCGTTGAAAGAAGTTAAGTTCAACTTCTTTGTTGTTGTTACCGCTGAACCGTACTCAAGTAGGGTTACAGAGATGTTGTTTGGATTGCCTAGAGCAATGGAGGATACGTCAGTTGTTTCTGTCAAGTTTGAAGTAGCTTGTGCTAAATCAGAGTAGATAGAGAAAACAACTGAAGATCCTGGCATTGCCTGTTGTACTGTCTTGACATCAGCCAACGCACGCATTACAGGAATGGAACGAAGTGCCATTCTTACATACTGATCGTATGCTGTCTGTACGAGGTTGCTGATTGCCGAGGTACCAGTTAAATTACCACCTGGAATTGCCATTTAAGGTTTTACCTTTCGAATCGTAGTTAGAGTCCAGACTGCGAAATTACTGCATCTAACTCTTCTTTAGTTGTAGCGCTTAAAAGTTTACGCATAATGTCATCGTTTGAATCAGGTGTCATACCAGAGTCAACCGCACTATTCATTCTCTTATACGCTGCAGCCTCAGCAGAATTAACTACAGGAGCAGACTGGTTTGAATTATTGTCTAGCCCAAATACGTCACCGTATTCGTCTAGCCATTTAGACACAGACTCATCAGTTGGGTCAATGTCCTGTGGAATGAAATTAGCAATTTTGCCATTCACTCCGCGAGCTTCGAGGGCGTCCTTGATTGCTCGTGTTCTCTGCGCTTTATTCATATTTTCAAACTGCGACTTTAATTCCGCTAGTTCTTTATCTTTGGCTTTATTAGCCTTACGCAGTTGCTTGACAAGATCATTTGATTCCGTTGTGAAATCATCATCTTCGTCCTCGTAGTCGTAATTGGACATAGTGGTCCTTCTCCCTTATCAGTTGTTTGATTTTCGCTAGCCTCATATTCCATTGGGGTATGGGTATGGCTCTAACTACTGGCGTTTTTGTCACTCCGTTAGTCCAGTCGTTCTAACGGCAGGTTTAGTTAGTAGGCGCCTGCTCTATCGCGGCTTAGTGCTGAACTGGTAATTCCTGATTGGCCACCAAAGGAAGCCTGCTCAAGACCAGTAATCTTCTTACGTTTCTTACCGGCTTCTGTTGCTCCAGCAAGTCCGTACAATTCGTTTTCTGCTCCTGTTTGTGTATAAGGATCTTCGTTATATATAGAAGCAAGTTGTGATCCACGCTCTAGGCCACCAGCGATTTGCTGAGATACACCTTGTGCTGTCTTCTTATCAACGCCACCTGCAACAAGTTCACCAGCACGAGCAGCGCTGGTTTTAAGCCCGGCTTGTAATGCTGCTCCACCAACTTCAGCGGTAGATACCTTGCGCTTGATATCTTCTAAAGCGTTCTTAGGATTAATTGTATAAGCCAAGATATCCCCATCAGTAATTTCTGGGAAGAACTGCTTAATGGCTTGAAGTACTTCTGGGTTAGATTTAAGTACTCGATCTTGTCCTAAAATAATACGTTCTTCAAAAGTAACAGGATCAATATTGTTGGCAATAGCAAGGTTAAAATTCTGGTTAGCCCTGTTGTTATCACGAGCATAGTAGTTAGAAGGAAGTCCATAGTTTTGCATTATAGATGTGTAACGATCTTCAAGTTCTAGGTAGGTTGCTTCGTCAATAGCATTAAAGCCATTTTTAATTCTATCTTTCATACCAGCAAATCGGTTTTGATAACTCTCTGAAGCGCGAAGTTTAATAATTCTTTCAGACTTTGAATCACTGTTAATAATTGTGTCTTTAATAGTTGATACCAAATCACCTAAACCTAGTTTATCTAATTCAGAGTATAACAAGTCATATCCTGATACTTTGTCGGCTGCTGTTTGTGCTAGCGCTTCGGATGCTGTTCTTTGTCTTGCAAGTCCTGCATCTTTTGTTGCCATAAGTGATGCTTCGTAAGTAGCATAAGCCAGTTGATCTGTGAATGTTTGGCCATCAGATGCTGTATAAATTCTTTCGGTTGAAGCAAGAGGAATTACTGGATTAGGTTCAATTACTGGAGCTTTGTCAATATTTTGATTAACGGGAGTCTTAGGTACTGAAGATGTAAATGGTGCAGGAGCAACCGCGCGCTTAGTGGTAGAACTTATTTCACGAGCCTTATCTTCTATAGCCATTTTTACCCCTGGAATCCAAAGTCACGAAGAACCTCTAGTGTTATATCTGAAATTTCTGTCTTAGCGTTTTCTGTGTACTGCCAGCGTGAATCTTTCTTGAGTGTCTTCTTGAAATCAAATATATTCATATCACCCTTTTCGGTAATACCATTACGCAGCATAGGATCGTTAAGGTCAATCTGATCTTCATTAATCTCAAGTAGGTTAGCCATAGTCTGACGGTAAGGAGCAAAGATTTGATCTAAGTCATAGCCTTGTCCTAACAGGTCACGAACGTATTGTGGCTGTCCCTGCGCTGCTAACTTACGTGCATCTTGTGCAAGACGGTTGGCATCAATAGATCCAGTAGCAAGTCCTTGTAGGATCTGCAGTTCGGTCTTTCCACCTGGGACAATATCCTTAACGGTAAATCCATTAGATCGAGCAGCCTTTTGAATTGCTTGGTAATCTGTTAATGCTTCGCCTGAGTAGCCTTCTGTTTTTACTCCACCGATAGTAGATGTAATAGGTCGGATAGCAGCAGCGATAAAGTCTGTAGTCATCGCATCGTCAATACCGACGTTTGTAATGTACATATTTTCGGCGGCTTTACGAAGTGCATCAGGATCTGAAGCTATGCTTGAACCTATCTTGCGAGCTTTGTCAGCAATTTTACGTTCAAGACTTACAATGTCTTGTTCGTATTGAGTGGTTCCTTGGGCCCGTCCTGCCTTAACCAGATCTCTAAAGTTATAGAGTTGGATGTAACGCTCTTTGATTGCCTTTGAGTTTTGACGATACCAGACATCATCACGAATTGCTTTACGTAACCTTTCTGGTGTCCAGTCTTTATCAACATATGTTTTAAGTAATAGTTCAAGGCTAGGTATGTTATTAAATAGAGTTTCTGGTAGAGTAAAGTTTGCTTCAGCGGCTGTCTCTAGTGCCTGCTCACGTTGCTGAGCATCAGTAAGTTTTGCTCCGCCACCTGCTCCACCACCAGCACCGCCACCAGTTTTATCCTTTGTTGTACCAGGCTTAGCCAGAGTACTAGGTGTGCCATTTGCTGTAGGAGTAGGTGCTGTCTGCTTACCAGGGATAAAGGTAGAACCTTCATATCTTCCAGAGCCAGTAGCAGTAGAAGGAGTAGTAACTAGAGCAGTAGGCTTTGTACTTTCTACATCTTTAACAGCCTTTTCTGCTGCGACAACATCACCATCTGTATCTTTGGCAATTTGGACTTTCTTTTTAGCAGCATCAAGTTTTTTATTCCAAGTATCTGTTTTGCTACTATAAGTATCTTGTTCTTGTTTTGTAGTTTCTGTAGTTGTAGCCTTTTCAAAACGTGCTTCTAATTCTTTAAGTCCTTGCTTATCTTTGTTTACAGCCGCAACAAGTTTTTTATACTCAGGAGTACCTAACTCGTATCTGTTTAATTCGCCTTCTTTTTTAGATAAAAGGTCCTTAACTAGAGCGATTGTTTTATTAAGATCTTTGGCATTATCTGGTTCTTTTATCTTTGGTTTTTTAAGTACCTTTTCACCAAGGTTATAGAACTTACCATCTTCCATAAACCCAATTAGGTTTCCGGTTTCTTTGTCAATTACTTGGTCAACAAAACCAGCAGGTAGGCGCTTGTCAATTCCTGGGTTAAATACATTTATGGTTCTACTATTACTTGGAAGTTCTGCCATTAGCCTAGACCTCCAAGTTCTTCCATCATAATTGCATAAGCATCAGTAGCCTGATTGGTCTTAGCCTCAGCAGTGTTCCCAATTTTCTCGGTAATGAATTGAGTCTCATCAATACCACCACGTGTTGTGCTAAAGCCTTTGCCACTTGTCTGCACAGATGGTTGCTTCTTCTGTTCTGCATTAATAAGTCTTGTATATTTAGCGCGTTCAGCACTGGTTAGTTCTCGACCTAAAAGATCCTTGGCCACATCATTGATTAACTTAGCAGTCTGAGATGGGCTAGTTACATAAGTTTGAACAGTAGTTGTAGGACCTGTTCCTGTTCCTGTTCCGTTGTCTAGTCCTTCTACAGCACGGTTTTGCAAAAAGTCTGCAATTAAAACTTTTGGCTGGTTGTATTGTTTCTTAAAATTTTGATCCAGAGTAAACTCCGAACCAAATAACATTAACGCAGTGTAAAACTTAGTATTAAATTCACCCGTTATTTTACCTTTGTAAAATCCAGCGTCTTTAAGTTGTTGGGCAATAGTCATACGTGTAGACTCAGTTGCCCTGCTCATTATATCTATAAATTCTTCTGCTTCACTTGCTTTTGCTTTATCTTTTTCAGCCATTTGTATCTCCTAACAATGAGGCAAACAATGTGTTGTAAGCGCTTGCGGTGTTTTCGTTTGCCTGAGAAATTTCTCTCATTCTCACTATTGTATTTTCCTTAATAATAGTTGCCAACTTAGTTCCACCAGAGACGTTACTGAATATATCCTTATCAGACTGGTATGAATCGTATAGGTCGAGCATCTCCTTGAGTTGCTTCTGTAATGGTCCACGAGTGGTTATAGATTTATCGTAAATCATTTTGCGTAGATCATTGATAGCAGCAATACGTGCTACAGCCTTCTTGCCACCTGATGCAAGTTCTTCTGTAACCAATGGACGGCCAGCCTTAAAGATCTTTGCCCAATCTTGAAATTCTTTACGAGCTATAGAACGTTCTATATTTGAGTAACTATTCTCAAGTTTCATTTCGTATTCGTTCTTCTTGGAATAGTATTCTTGAAGACCTGCTGCAGCCTGCACATCAAGGAGGTAATCATCTACACGCTTGTTGTACTTAAGTCCCATATCCTTCATACTCTTGTAGGCATCCCAAGAGAAACCTGACTTGTGAGGAATAAGGAAGGCTGCACCTTGTGGGTATCTCTTGAATAGGTCAGCGTTCTTATCTACAAATGTTCCTGCTTCTTCCGCATAACGAATAACGGCAACTGTCTTTCTGTCAGATTCTGTTACAGTAAATGGAATCTGGTTAGGGAATGTCTCTACCCACTTAGCCATAGCTGCGTTGTAATCGCCAGGATACTTATCAAGTAAATCATTCCAAGCTTGCTTAAAGTTAGCAGTGTTATTGTCCTTAATCCAACCAGCCATATCAGCCTTGAGTTGAACCTGTGGTGATGCTGGTACAAAGAATCCTAATACAAAGCGTGTTCCTAGAATACTAAGGGTAGTGTTCTTAACTTTCTGGCGATACTCTTCTTGAGCCTGAATTGATGGAGGAATAACAGTTCCTAGCGCATCATATTCCAAAGGCAGTCCGTGTCCACCTGCTTCAAGGTATGTAACAGCCTTGCGCCAAGCGCTCGCATACTGTGAGTCACGATCGTCAGTATTCATAGTTTCATATAAACGATTAACGTGTGCTGGTAGTAATGCAGATAGGTATGAACGATCTACAGCGTACTTACCAAGTGCTACCTGAGTAATTCGATCTGCTGCTCCGGGAGCACCAAAGATATCTACTAGGTTAGTCAGAGTCTTAATCGAGACACCCGATAAAGGACCGCTTAGCGTAGGGATAATAGAATCCTCATTAAGAGATGGTGTAAGCATCTTTACCCTAGACCCAAATTGAATAGGCATTGGTACCTTAAACTCTGCTGGTACACCTAGAGCAGTCATAGCCGTCTGTACTGCTCGGTAGACTGGTGCTACTCCTGGGTAAACAAAGTACTTTTCGCCTTGGTCATCCTCTTGGATGAAACCATTGTGGCTAATGCCATCATATGTAAGTGCAATCTTACGAATTGCTGCAGGGTTATAGCGAACTATTCTACCAACACGGCGATAGAAGTCTTCAGTTGCACGATAAAAACGTGAAAAGTTACGTGCTCCAAATGCTAGTTGTGTGCGCACAAGTGGGTTATCTACATATTTAAGTATTTGACCTACAGCACGTTCTTCGACAATCTCAGCAAACTGGCGCTTAGCGGCTTGCGTTGCTATTGCAACCTTCTTAGGATCTGTCTGATCTACCTTACTTACAACTGATTGGATATAAGCATCTTCCATACCAGACTTCTTCATTGACTTACGGATAGTAATGATTTCATTAAATACCATAGGCTCGCGGGACATACTTGCGTTCATCATACCAAGCCATTTCCAACCTTGGTTCATTAATGATGCAGTCATATTACCGGCTTCTGCCACTGGTATCAGTTTAGGTCCGAGAACATACTCAGGAACATCATCTGATAGTTTAGGCAAATCATCTAGAGTTAATTGACCAGAGATGCGGTAACTTCCAGTTGCTTCGTCTAAGTAACGAATCTTATCTATTAGTTCTGTGTTAAGAATCTTATTTCCGTCTTTATCAAGACGACGTGTTTCAAAGATCTCACTTGCTCGTGCGTAAATAATATCAGCGTGTTCTGCATCTGTCTTGCCTCTAGCCTCAAGTTGAGCCAGTTTACGAAATTCTGGGTTGTTATCCATATAATTAAGGATTTCACGAATGGCAATATTTTTTTTACCAAGGTTGGCTACAGCAATACCGCCTACTTCATCATTAGCATAGTAACCAATACGCAAAAGCCAAGTAAGCATTGACTCTTCGTTTTCAGGACCAATAGGGACACTATCAAAACCTTTTTTACGGTCTGTTGTGTACTTAGTAGCCCTTGGATCGTTAACCTTAAGTACTTCGCTGCGAACACCGTGAGACTGTGTAAACAATTTAGCGCTTGTTAGGTAGTCAGCACCTGATGTTGCAAAGTTAAATGCGCCTTCTGTTACAAGTGAAACAGAATTTTCAAGGTTTCCATAGATAAGGTGCTCAGCAAGGATCTCTGCCTCATCTTCAAACATAGGACCGCGACCCATCATAGCCCGATAGCGGTTAATGCGACCAGATGTAAGGGCAGTTGCCATAATTCTACGTGTATCTTGAACCACATCGCGTGAAGATATAGCACTTAACTCTGCAATCTCATCGGTGATGCGTGCTTTAGTTACATCATCTTTGGCTAACTTGAGTTCTTCTACTTTTATTTTAAGAGAATTACGTGCTGCCACAATATCGGTATCAATCTTAGCCATCTGTGCTGTGTACTTGCCTGATTCCTTTTTATTAAGGATACGTAGCATTGTACTAAGTGGGCTTTCAGTAAAGTTACCAGATGTGCGTGCTGCTTCAAATGCAGTGTTGACGCGTGTTGAAAGATAACGACCTTTTGCTAGACCCCAAGGAGATCCACCAATAGCAAGATGCACCATTAGATCTTCTGAAGCGTTACGAATAGCATAACGAGGACCAGCAAGGGTAAGAAATGACCAAGCTCCGGTCATAGTGTCTACCCATTGCTTATTGGCTTGGCCAACAGCATAGTTAATAAACCCAGAGCGTGCTGCTGCACGATCAATATCTACAATGCTAGGAGCAGACACGCTTGTATTAAAGTCAGAAAGAATTGCTCCGACACTTTCGTCTTTGCTTCCAACTCTACTTACAGCAAACTTAGCATCACCCTTACCTACAAGGCGACGAACAATAATCTGTCCAGCTTCTGTAGTGTTAAGTCCACGAATTTCTGCAATGTTTGTCCAAAGGCCATAAAACATTTCCTTACGCTTACCAATATCGGTGACAGCATCAAAGGTCTCACCAATCATCTTGGCATCTTGTTTAGTAAATACTAAACGTGCCAAACGGTACATCTGCAATGAGGCATCTTTTGCCTGTAAATCAAACGAGTCGTTCTTAAATAGAGGTGCAATGTTGAACTTAGACTTAAACTTATCTAGACGATATCCAATAGATGCACTAGAAAGACGCAAGGCTTTTCCACCTTGAACAATCGGTGCAATTACCTCTGAACCATCAATGATCGCTTTTGCTAAACCATCTGTTGTAGGCAAATCCCCAAACATTGCACCAATAAAACTAGGTGCTTGCTTATCAATATCAACTATACGATCTGCTGTAGTCATAATAGAAATGCGTGCTTTACGTGCTGGATCTAGACGTGGAACAATAACTCTTTTGCGACCAGCAGAACCTGCAAGAACTGCTACAGCTTCTTCAGTATTTTCAAAAAAGGCTTTAGCAGAAGCCGCGTTAGTAATCTCATTCTTTTGAAAAGCACGAATTACTACTGGTCCATACTCTGGTGCAAGGATCTCAAGTTCACGCTTGATAGCTGCTGCTTCTTTAGGACTTGATTTTTGTGCTTTAGTGTAGCGATCTAGCGTCGCTCCATACTTATCCCAGAATCCAATGACCTGTGGTTTAGCAAAAGTCTCTGCAACTTTCTTGCCACCTGTGACTGCCTCTAATGAATACTTGCCTATTACATAAAGCCCTCTGACTTTAGAGGCAACTACAAGTGGATCTACAAAGAATCTAAATGCTGTATCTACAATACCCGATGTAAGGCCATATACAAGGCCATTCTTTTCAAGGGCTTCTGGTAGAATTGCGTTAGCAAGTTGACGACCAGGTGAGAACTTGGCACGATCTACTACGCCAAGTGTTTCATTAAAGAGCGCTCGCTCTTCTTCAATATCTTCAACGCCGGGAATAGCGGTATTGGTTGGATCTGCAAGCATTACATATTTAAGTTGTTCAGGTGTAGCAGATGCCATAATATCTGCAATACTTTCCCTGGACTTAATACGCATAGCAATATCTACTGCGTCTTGACCATAGAGGCCCTTAGCCTTTTCGATACGACCTTCGTTGTAAACTTTGTCGCCTTTGTCATTTGCTTTATCCCAAGCAAAGCCAATTTCACCTTGAGACATTGGAATAGCAATGGCACGGTAAGTACGAGTAGTTGCATCGGCTACTTCTATAAGACCCTTAAATGCTAAAGTGACAGGGTTGTAATGAAGAGCATTTCCTAGCCATCCACGACCTGGCTTTTCTACATCATCTTTTTTGCCAAATGTCTTTACCAAATTATCTTGCTGATCTGCTGGCATTTGCTTAAAAGACTTTTGTGCTAAATCTGTAGGAAGATTCATCAAGCCTTTATGTACAGATAAACCCTTAGATAAGTTATCAATTTCACGTTTTTGTTCAGGCGTTAACTTAGCAGCGTATGCGGCTGCTTTTAGGTTATCAACCATTAATTACCTCGCGCTAGGGCTTCTTGGTATAGAACCGCTATCTCGCCGCTAGTATCAAATGGAAGCATTGCTGCCAAGGTATCAGATAGTTTAACTGTAGACTTTCCCATCATCAAGGCGTTAGATCCAGGGCCTGCACCCATATCAATACCTGATGTGATAGGTCGAGTGTTATCTGACATACTAAATAAACCTGTTGCTGGTGATTGTTTTAAATCTTCACGAAAGCTACTTGGTGCTTGTCCTTTAACGTCAGGTGTATTAGCAAGCGGAGCGCCAGACTTAATAGCCTGTGTATCAACGCCTTCACCATAACCTATAGAACCTAGTTCCATTTTGTCTGTACGTACAGAATACTTACCGGGACCTGCTGCACCTGCTAGAGGATTCTTAGCATCTTCAAGCGCCATCTGTATCCTCCTTTAATGTTTCTAAATCTTGGCTAAATTCTTCCCATACCTGTTGCGTTCTAGTGCGCTGGTTGGAATGATAAATTGATAGTTCGTAAAGTTCTGATGTAAATGCTTCTATTGATCCCATTATGTTATGGATCAACCCTATAAAGATAACTCCCAAATCAGAAAGACGTACTGGGCGCGGAACGCGATCATCATTATTTAGCACCCAGTACACCTTTCGTAAAAGTAATTAACCCTTTTTAACTTTTGTTCCAGTACGTCCTGCAGGAGTTATACCGAAGTATGTCTTACCGCCTGCTGGCTTGGAAGTATCTTTTTTGCCTTCAACTGGCTTTGACATCATTGCTGCTGCCTGAGTTCCTTTTTTCATATTTGCACCTCCTTCATTTATGCTGCGCCACCAATGGAGGCTAGTAGTTGGGCTATATCGGGACGTTGACCAGCAGCAGGGGCCGTACCAGCTTGTTCTTGTGGAGGTTGCTGCGAGGCAGGAGCGGTGGCCGCACCTGCTGCTGGAACTTGTTGTGGCATCCCTTGCATCGCCATCTCTGGCGCAGGAGGTGGTGCCTCTGGCATAAATACCTTTTGTACAATAGTTTCGATCTGCATACCTTTTTGACGGCCTGCGATCACATCTGCAATACGGGTAACAATTTGACCTGGGTCTTGACCTTGTGCTGCCAAGGCAGGAATAGCCTGAGCGTATTGAGCAACTGCAAGTCTTAGCGAATCACGCATTTCTTCAATATCAACATTCTGTTCTTCTTGACTAATATTAATCTCAACTGGTATCTGACGGCGTACATAGTCACGCGATACAAGTTTATCTGAACGCATTTGTAATAGGGCAATGATTGCACGGTTAGGATCCATACCAGACATAATTCCATAGCGGACATCTACTGTGTAGTCGCCATTGATCTGCTTTGATGGTGTGTACTTAAGAAGGAACGGAGTTCCATCATCGGAACCACGAATCTCTTTCTGTGTATTGCCAAAAATCTTTTCGTCTGTTTCAAAACAGATAGATACTAAGTCAACAAACATACGAGCAAACTGTGCTTGTGCTGCTTTTATCTGTGTATCAAAGCCTGCTTGTAGCGCTTGTACTCCACGACCTGTAACAACAGATGCATTAATATCACCAGAACGAGATTCAGGATAACGAGCACCGAGGCGAAGTTCGCGTTCTAGCATACCTGACTCTTGGAATACACCGGCTGGTATCTCAATCGGTACACGACGAATACCCTGTGGGTTAGCCGAACGCATAATTGAATCAGGACCCAAAGCCAGTTCTTGTACATCTTGCGGAATAGCAATCGGTGCTTGGACTGACTTCTCAGCAGCCTGTAGTTGCAAAACTGCAAATCGAGCGCGTGCTAGCTGAACTGCAAGTACATCATCAAACTGACCACGTGCTTCACCGTCAATAGATGAACGCATAGCAACACGTGCCATACACTTACCTAGTGGGTTAGGCGTCTTAGATAAAATTAGATCCTTGCGCTCTGGTACGTAAATTACATCTTGCTCAGCATCGTGGTATCGCACTAAAGACATATAAGGCGAACCGGGGGTAAAGGAGTTCCTGTCTATAATCTTGTCTGCAAACTCTGGATAGAGTGAGGCAAGAGTCTGTGCATCCATACCAACAACTTGAGTAAGAGATAAGCAACGACCAAAGCGATCTACCTCTGGATATGAACCAAAAGGATTAATAAACTTGATACGTGGATTATTGTTCTCGTAATCTAGTTCAACTTGCCCAATAAGCATACCGTAGGTATTAAACCAATCGGCACCTGTATACATCTGTACTTGTACTTCAGATTCACTGACGTAATAGTTAGCAATACGAGTGCGAATATCGGCAGCACGACGAGCAGAGTCTGAAACCATATTAGAAGCTGCGCAGTTAAATGATGGCAGTGGTGCCATAGTTTCTGCTAAGTCACGTGCAGATACGTCAATTAAGTTAGCAATCAAAGGTTTTGGGTAGTCTTCAGAGAACATCGAAGGATATACCTTAGACATATCGCCTTGACGTACCGACAAGACATCGCGCATACGACCATCACGCGAAGCGTAACGTGTCTGCAAGCGAGAGACTTTTGCGGTAATTTCTCTGATATTTAACAAGTAGATTCCTTACTTAGATTCTAGTTTTACTTCTTCTTTGTAGAAACTTTTGGAGTAGATGGCATTGCAACAATCGGCTTTACCTGTTGAAATAACTTTTGTTTTTGCTGCATTCTTTGCTAAAGTTTTTGCTGCTAATGCTGCTGCGGCTCTGGCCGCTGCTGTGACTGCTATTACTGCTGGTACTGGCATTTTATTTACCCTTAGATAGCGCGCAGTTTAGATTATAGCTTCGACGTGCTCAGGTCGAAAAGGTTATTATTTTGTCTTGCCCATCTTCTTCTTTTTTGTTGTGCCGCCAACTGCTGCGGTCACGCGCGCTGTTGATGTCTGTTTTTTGACGCGCTTTTCAATAAAAGTTGCTCGGCTTGCAGTACGATTTGCGTCGTTTTGACGACGAACCTGTACAATTTTTGCAGCGGCTGTTACTTCACTAGGTTTTAACTTTTGACCTGTTGCTGCTTTTGACTTTGCTTGTACAATTCTTTTCGTCTTACCATAACTAACGCTACCAAATCCTTCTGTGGCGTGGTTGCGAGCACGACGGGCCTTGTCTGCGGTTGATTCTGGCATTTTATTTCTCCTTTAGATGAATGTACGTTCTTTTTCTGCTAGTAGTTCATCAATGTTGATGACCATACGTTTTTGCTTTTCTGCATTAGACAAGAACGGGTTCTTCATATGATGAACTGCGTGCTGTCCGTAGTTGAGCATTTCGCGTGCTCTGATCTCACAGAACCACAATGCCATCACCATATCGGTCTTACCCTTAGTAGTAGGAGACCAAGTGACTAACTGTTCAATTAACGCCTTTACGTTTTCGGTTTGATCCGAAGGTAGGTGTATTAAATTATCTCGGTGGTGCTTGCCATCGTGCTGTTTAGTTCCAAAGAGGGGAGCCATAGAAGCAACACCGAAACCTGAATCCCACTTGTTATTGCCTGTGTGGTGTTCCTTCAAGGTAGTACCGCGTGATGCTAAGTGCATACGGATACCTTCATCTTGAGTTAAGAAAGACTGAAAAGCGTTGCGCTCTACGATCCATTCACTTGGTGAATACATCGCAGTCCATTGGAAGATCAGATCCCTGATTGCCGCCGGGCTTGGTCTAGAAATTTTTATAGCATCTACAATGTATCGCTTACCAGTTGCTCTATCTATTGCATAACAGATAGCGGCGGTATCGCCGATCATTGCTGGATCGAGACCACAGATAAAAGAAAAACCGTTCAAATCTTTTGGATGACCAGGCCAACCCATATTGAGTGGACCAGACTTTCGCATACCATCAATAGAGCCACGAACACATACTGGATCAAAGGCAGCATCATCTGATATGTCTTGCTGCTGATAGATCAAAGCCCAGGTTGAAGTATCCATAGACTGGCGTTCGTTGTAAAGGTTGCGACCTGACCAGCGAGGATATAAACCATTCTTATCTTTGTCTGATTCTAACTGCCCGTCAAAGGGAGCATCCGATGCTGGCCACAGCGTTACCCAATCTTCAGGTTTTTCTGCTGTATCTAAAAGTGCTGGCATAGCAAGGTATGTCCAAGGAACTAAGCCACCGGGGTAGCGTTCCTCAGCGCGAAGTTCTTTGTAAAGATCAACTGCTGCAACTCGCGTACCGACAATAATTAATTTACCAGTTGGGTTAAGACGAGATCGCACGTCTTGGGTTAGCCACTTGATCTGTCGTTCAAAGTCATTTGCGTTAGAGAGCGTAACAGCGTCGTCTACAACAATCATATCTGCACGTTTACCGTAGATCTGACCTCCGATACCGACGGCTTCAATGTTTGGATCTTTTTCAGAAGAGTCGCGGAGTTCATCACCAAAGGTGATACGGGTGGCTTGCCACGAGGCAGACTTACTATTGAAGCCAACACCAGCAGCGTAGGCTTGCTGAAGGGCTTCATAGTTAGGATGAGTCAAACGCTGCTTTATAGCGTATAAGAAATCTGAGGCTAGGCGTTGAGTCTGTGAGACAATCAAGACTCTAAAGTTTGGGTTACGTGCTACCTGCCAAGTGATGTAATCTACCGTAATCGTAATTGACTTGGCGTGGTTGGGCGGGATGTTAATAAGGATTCTGTTATTGGCTAAACCCTTTTCGTACTTCATATTGGGATGGAGCCACGAAGGGGCTTTACCCTCAATTACATCTATCAGATTCTGCTGGTGCGGAAAAGTCTGAGAGTTTAAGAACCGCTGGCGGAACTCGGCAAAAGAAATATCGTGGACATCACCAGAGGCAAATTGCTTATCCTTTAATCCAAGGCGCGTTCTGTCTACCTTGTCTGTAAAGATCTTATCGGTTCGACGATAGTACTCATAAGTCTTCATAGACTTACCAGCAGAGCTGCAAGCCTGCTCAATGGTCATACCCTCTGATACACAACCAAGGATAATACGTTTAGCTATATCGGCTGAATTGTCTGCCACGTATTCTCCTTAAATTTTTTTTTGGGATGGGCCGTATTTTGATTATATTTCTACCAGTCTCAGGTGCGATTATATCGGAGGTTGGTATAATAGAACTATCCCCACTAAAAGGTTCCTACCGGAAGCGGGCTTGACGCCCGAGCGAGTACAAGCGAAGTGAGGGGTAAGACTTCACTCGGCCTAGGGGCCTCGTAAGAGGCAGTGGACGGGGCCTTCCCTGCTTACGGCCCCTACTATATATAAGGCAGGAAAAATAACCCATTTCCCGCTTTTGCTCCTGTTAGTTAGGTCACACTTGTTATTAGTAATAAAACCGCAGGTCAGGCCCCAGTTTAGGAAAAATATTTATTTGGGGAGTATAGTACTATGCCCGCCGCATTTTAACAATGGGGGGTGTGTCTTCCCGCGATTTACCCTGAATTTATGGCCTATTCTTTCCCTGTGGATAAGTAATCCTGTCCTGTGGATAAGTGCAGGGTGAAAAACTGTGGAGGGCTGGCTACAATATCGGCACCCTAGCCCCCTAATGTCTCGCACTATTAACACCGACCTAATGACACCGTACTGTTACAAATCTAATGTGCGCCCGTACTGTTACACCTAGCTATTGATAATGGTTACCGGTACACAAGCCTTAGACAGTTAGACATCTAGCCCTCTTATGTCTAAGGCTCTAACCTGTTATCTTGTGACCTATCTCACAAGTAAAAGTGATCGCTATCTATTGAAAGTTACCTATTAAAGCGTAGTCTAGTCCTTGTAAGTGAATCACTTACCTAATGGAAGAGGGCAAAACAATGCTAAACAAGGAAGAAATCAAAATCCGCGCACAATACTTAGTGGATCGTTATCCACAAGCGCGAACAGTTAAGCAGGTTATAGATTGCGCGATGAGCGATGAGTACTTTCAATCTAATGATGAATTGATGGCAATATGGGGGAGAGTCTGCAGACTATTGCCGCAGGTTGATCCATTCGGATTACACTTAGAAAATAAAGGGTGACGCAATGACTAAGAAAGAATTAAAAAATAAGTAAATAAAATAGTGGCGTACTAGCGCGTACTCTCTCAAGGGTGCGCGTTAGTCTGCTCCTACTAACGGGATCAGAATAAGAGAATAGGGCATAATATGTGTGATACAAGTAACGGATATAAAAACCGCGAGACTTTCGACGTGATTACTTGGCTAGATAATGAAGAATCAAGCCAGAATCTAATGAAAGAATTGGCGAGAGAATTGTTAGAGGATAATCCTGCCGATGAACAAGGCGACTTAGGTTCTGCCTATTATGCAATGGGTGAAAGGGTAAAAGAATATTTCGATGTGTTGAATGACTACGACAACCTAACCCGCGAGACTTTCCTGATGCTTATGGATATCGGCTCATTATATCGCGTATCGTGGCGCGAGATCGGCGAGCGTTATATAGATCAAGTGATTGAAGATAACCATTTCACCAATGCGTAGCCCTAACTATTACTTAGCGCGAACAATCGCCCGCGCTCTATTCTGGCTTAGTGTGA